CTGCTGCAACGCCAAGCCTACGGCGGCAATGGGCCGGGATTGACCGGACGTCGGCCGTGGCCTGCATAGGCCAAACCTTCGTCGGGTCTAGCCATCACCTGCAAAGCTCCTGGCCCACCAAACCCCCACCTTATTCCCACCCCGTTCCCACCTGCGCAGCGACCACATCCGGCACCTTGGGCTCATCAGAAACGATGACCGAGGCGCGCAGCGATGCAGATCGAACTCTCCCCCGACGACATTGAAACCATCATCCGCGAGGCCGATGCAGCGGCGCAACGGCTGCGGCGCAAGCTCTGCCTGCCTGTCTGCGAGCGCGAGGATCTGGGCCAGGACCTCCTGGTCGATCTCCTGCGCCGCTTGCCCGCCTATGATCCTTCGCGTGGCAGCATCGGTGCATTCGCCAACATCGTGCTGCGCAACCAGTTCTCGCGGATCGCGATCCGCCATCACCGCCAGCGCCGTGCGCAGGGTGGGTCGCTGCTCTCGCTCGAGGTGCCGCTGGCCGGGAGCCGCGAGCCGGTCGGCGAAACGCTGGCCGAGGCGGACGGTCTTGGCGCCTGGCACGGTCAGGATCGCAGCACCGCGAGCGACACCGAACTCCACCACGCCCTGCAGGCCGCGCTCGCGCGGCTCCCGGCCGAGGATCGTCGCTTCTGCGCGGCGCTGGCGCATCGCCCCGTCACCGCGCTGGCGGCCGAAGGGTTCGGCAGCCGGTCCGCGCTCTACCGCCGCCTCGCCGATCTCCGCCACGTCCTCACCGCCCACGGTCTCGGTCCCACCTGGGACGATCTCGCGGCGGCCTGAGTAGAGGCGAAAGGAGGAGATCATGTTCATGGGCACCACCCCCTTCATCACGGTCCGCGCCCGCCGACCGCTCACCGAGATCGAGTTCTGCGCCTGGGTGGCGCAGGCCGTGCCGGGCGACCGGCTCGAATACCATCGCGGCTTTCTGGTCCTCGACATCTTCCCGATGTTCGCCCGGCTGCCGGACCAGCAGCGTACGGAACTGGCCCGGCTCGGATCCCGCGCCTTCTGGGCCGCCGAACAGGGCCTCGTGCATCTGGTGCAGGAACGCGTGGGCTCCGACCAGTTCGCCTACATCGCCGTCGCCCGCCCCAGGCCGAAGGCCGCCGCCGTCTCGCTGTCCGCGCTTCTGCTCGCCGAGCGGGAGGCCGAGTGATGACCGACTTCCAATCCCTTTTTGCCGATCATGGAGACCCCTACATGCCATTCCCCGCCAACACCCCCACCGTCGACGACCTGCCGGGCCTCGTCCTGCAGGACATCGCCCAACTGCCCGTCGAGCTGCTGGCCATCCTGCAGCGCGATGTGGACGAGCGCATGGCGCGGACCAAGGCCGCGAAGGCCCGCCTCGATGGCGCGCTGACGGTCCGCTACGCCACCCGCGCCGCCGAGGAGCGGCAGGCCGCGGGCAAGGATACCGGCACGATCCGGCTCATTGACGGCGATTTCACCGTGGTCGCCGACCTGCCGAAACGGGTTGATTGGGATCAGGAACGTCTCGCCGCCATGGTCGAGCGCATCCGCGCCGCGGGGGACGATCCCGCGCAGTATGTCGACATCGCGTTCAAGGTGCCCGAGCGCAAATACGCAGCCTGGCCCGACGCCATCCGTGCCGGTTTCGAGCCCGCGCGCACCGTCCGGCCCGGCGCGCTGAAGATCGAGATCGTCCCGCAGGGGGGCGATCAATGAGCCTCCCCATCATCAGCGCCGACCAGCGGCTGGCCGAGCCGCGCGGCATCAAGGGCTGCATCTTCGGCAAGTCCGGCATCGGGAAAACCTCGCTGCTCTGGACGCTGAACGCGTCGACGACCCTTTTCATGGATCTCGAGGCCGGTGATCTCGCCATCGAGGGCTGGGCCGGAGACAGCATCCGGCCGCGCACCTGGACGGAATGCCGGGATTTCGCAGTGTTCATCGGCGGTCCCAACCCGGCGCTGCGCAACGAGCAGCCCTACAGCCCGGCGCATCACCGCGCCGTCTGCGACCGCTTCGGTGATCCGGCCGCGCTGGACCGCTACGACACCATCTTCGTCGACTCGATCACCGTGGCGGGGCGGCTGTGCTTCGGCTGGTGCAAGGGTCAGCCCGAGGCGCTGTCGGAGAAGACCGGCAAGCCGGACGTGCGGGGCGCCTACGGGCTCCATGGCCGCGAGATGATCGGCTGGCTCACGCATCTGCAGCACACGCGAGCCAAGAACGTCTGGTTCGTCGGAATCCTCGACGAGAAGCTCGACGACTTCAATCGCAAGGTGTTCCAGCCGCAGATCGACGGATCGAAGACCGGGCTGGAGCTGCCGGGGATCGTCGACGAGGTGATCACCATGGCGGAGCTGAAGGCCGACGGGGGCGATCCCTATCGGGCCTTCGTCTGCCAGACGATCAACCCCTGGAGCTTCCCGGCCAAGGACCGCTCCGGCCGTCTGGATCAGGTCGAGGAGCCGCATCTCGGCCGCCTGATGACGAAGATCCGCACCCCCGTCGCGCCAGCGCCCAAGCGCCTGACCTACACCCCGCCACCCGCCGATCCGGCGGCTGACGCCCAATCCCAACCGCAAGCCTGATCAGAAAAGGAGGTTCCCCATGGGTTCCTGGAACGATTTCAACGACGCTCAGAGCAACACCAACCTGATCCCCAAGGGCACGCTGGCCAAGGTGCGCCTGACCATCCGCCCCGGCGGTTTCGACGATCCGTCGCAGGGCTGGACCGGCGGCTATGCCACCCGCGGCTCGACCGGGGCCGTCTATCTCAACGGCGAGTTCACGGTGACCGAGGGCCAGTACGCCCGGCGCAAGATCTTCACCCTGATCGGGCTCTACAGCCCGAAGGGGCCGGACTGGGCGAACATGGGCCGCAGCCTCGTGCGCGGCATGCTGAACTCGGCGCGCGGGATCTCCGACAAGGATCAGTCGCCGCAGGCGCAGGCTGCGCGGCGCATCAACGGCTTTGCAGATCTCGACGGGATCGAGTTCATCGCGCGCATCGACATCGGCACCGATGCCAGCGGCGATGACAAGAACGAGATCCGCAGCGCGGTCACGCCTGACCATCGCGACTACGCGCAGGTCATGGGGACGGCGGCGCTGCAGTTCAGCGGACACGGCGCAGCCGGGCGTGCCCCGCAGCAGACCGCCCCGACGGCACCGGCACATCAGCCCAGCCAGCCCTCGTCCGCCCCCGGCGTCGCCGGTCGGCCGAGCTGGGCGCAGTAAGGGGGGTTGTCCATGCGCCTGCGCCCCCGCCAGGAGACCTTCGTCGAGCGCAGCGTGGCTGCGCTCGCCTCCCGCGGCAACACGCTGGGCGTGGCGCCCACCGGTGCGGGCAAGACCATCATGCTGTCGGCGGTCACCGGCGAGATGATCGGCCCCCTCTCAAAGAATACGGGCGCCAAGGCCTGCGTGCTGGCGCATCGCGACGAGCTGACGGCGCAGAATCGTGCCAAGTTCCAGCGCGTGGTGCCGGGCGTCGCCACATCGGTCATCGACGCCACGGAGAAATCCTGGGGCGGTCAGGTCGCCTTCGCCATGGTGCCGACGCTGGCGCGGGCTTCGAACCTCGCCGACATGCCGCGTCTCGACCTGCTGGTCGTGGATGAGGCGCACCATGCCGTCGCCGACAGCTATCGCCGCATCATTGACCGCGTGCGCGAGGCCAATCCCGACGCCCGCATCTTCGGGGTCACGGCCACCCCGAACCGGGGCGACAGGAAGGGCCTGCGTGAGGTTTTCGACAATGTCGCCGATCAGGTGCGGCTGGGCGAGCTGATCGCCACGGGCCATCTCGTACCGCCCCGCACCTTTGTCATTGACGTGGGCGTGCAGGACGAATTGCGCGCGGTCCGCAAGACCATGTCGGATTTCGACATGGCGGAGGTGGCGGGCATCATGGACCGCGCCCCCGTCACCGACGAGGTGATCCGCCACTGGAAGGAAAAGGCGGGCGACCGGCAGACAGTGGTGTTCTGCTCCACCGTCGCGCACGCCGAGCA